AACCATCAAAGCAAATCATCATGTCATTGCTCATGGGTGGTTCATTCGGCTGACCAAGAACATGTGCACCTACTGCAGCAGTAGGACTTGATCGCAGCAAACCACTAACAACACTTCCTTGAATGCCCTCATGTGTATTGCTTGACGTCATACCTTTCTGATTGACTACCTTTGTAAACTCTCGCATATCAGAGATCCACTTCGGTTGGAACGAAAGAACAACACGACCAGATGCAGCAGTTGAATATCTTCCAACATTAAACCTTGGATTGACCACTACTGCGCTGATTGCATTACCTACGTTGTCTAACCTGTTGACTACTCTTTCTCGCTCACCAAACTCTTGGAAGTCAGCACTGAATTCAGTAGTGTTCCGAACGATACGATTATCCTTTGGAACAACATCTGCAGCAATCTCAACCTCATGAGTGAAGTCAGTGTTGCGATGTGACACAATACGATACGATTTGATCACACCACCATTGTACTGGTCGATCTCCTCGATTACTCTTCCATCTCGTGCTCGACTTTCTCCAATGATAAAGGTACTTGCACCTTTCTCCAGTGCTAGTACTTTAGCATTTTCCAATGCTGCGTTGTAGTTGGCACCATAGCCAGTAACAGTAACCTGTTCAGCGTATGCAAACGATGACGCAAGTAAGAGTGCAAGTAGAGTCTTTTTCATTTACATTCCATTCATCATCAAACGAACATTGGTAGCAGCATTGATACTTTTCTTGGAAACAGTAACCTGCACTGACACCATGTTTGAATCACGATCAACTTCACGTTTAGAGATATACGCACCCTTTATGATACCCTGTGCATTGTCAGTAAGTTTCTCAGTGACCGATTGCGAAATTCGACTTGCACGTTTGCGTTCTTCTTCACTGAATTGTCCACCATCAACTTCAGAGTCACTACCGAAAAGATCGTTAGTCTTTGTCTCTTTGTTTTTCTTCATGGACTCATTGTTCTTGGTGTTGACAAAATCTTGCAACGCAGACTTGCTGATGTTCTCAGATGCTTTACCAGACTTCACATCGTTGTTCAAGAACTCAACCAGATTGCGTTTGGCACGCATGGTTGCCAGCATGAATGCTTCGTCTCGTCCCTGAGCATGATTGAAGTTGATTGGTGCAGTGCCAACTGTTTTGATAACGAGCCACTCGCCTTCTTCAGAAAATTGCAGTTGCACTGCACCAGCTGACTCAAGAAATTCGGCTTCGGACTTCTTGATTTCTGGCTTCTGTTCCAGTTTGTTTTCGACCTTGACTACTGGCTCAGGTGCTTTGTTTCCGAAAGAGGAACACCCAGTTGCAAAGACTGCAACTACTGCCAAAGATATAAGACTACGTTTCATTTCACTTCTCCTATGATAAAAATAATGATCAATTTTTGTCGACTTGACGAACGATCTCTTGCGTTTGCTTTACGCCATGGTCAAGTAAACGTGCAATACCAGTGAACCCAATGGTTGTTGCAGCAATACCAACGATAACACCCATGATAAAATTACCCATGTCAAAACTCCATAATAAAAATTAAATTCAACGGTAGTAGCAGAAGTTTCCTGTTACTATTTGTCCATTGATCATCTCACTCTTCAATTCACAATATTGTCTAGGTGCTTGCACCACTGGAACATAAACAACTTGTGGTTGTTGATGCACAACAACTGGTTGCTGTTGTTGTCCTGCACGATGAAGTTGCTGCACAACCCAAAGTCCTGCAACACCAGTCAAGATACCCTGCTCACGCTCACCCCATGCCATGGCTGGTGTAGCAATGGTACTGGCGATCAACAAACTTGCAAGAACTTTCTTCATTTGGAACTCCTTTTTAATCATCATAAGATAATTATACGCCATAACTGAATTAAAGTAAAGCGATTTCTTGTAATCCCTTTAGATCCGTAGGGGATTACTTTAAATTGAAGCGATTTATGATCCTTCTCCACCATGGCTGGGCGACTCGTAACTTCATTACTGGTCGGCTCCAGCCACGGATTTTTTTGTTGTTTCCTTCTTTGCAAGGGGAGCAACAAACCCTACTCCTTCAGCTACCTTTCGGGTGATCTTGGGATATAGTTTATGCAAAGTTTGATCCTTCACTGCAATTAACATCTTTGCTTCTGATGGGTGAACACCTTCAAGCATGGAGACAAAAAGACTTTCTCTCTTGATTGGCTTTAAATCTGCTCGACAGAACACATAGAGACGACGCAACTCATTGTATAAATTTGTTGGGGTCATGCCCAGTGGCTCAGCTGCTGCTTTGAATGGTGGTGCATCTTCTGGAAGAAGCATCTTTTTTTCTGGATCGAATGCGTACTCAAAAATCAGTTTAATGGCAGCATCGTCTTTGTATTTAACAATGGTGCTTGGATCTGCATTGATTTCATCCAGCACTTGTGGTATATATTTTCTCATTAAAAATCCTCTAGTTCGTCAAGTAGTAATCGGCAACGATGCTCAATCAAATAGTTCATGATAGCCATCTTGTCACCAGTTGGCTTTGTATTTATGTAACTTTGAACGATCTCTCCACGAACATCATCTGGGATATGGTCAAAGTCAACCAAAACCGTATTACGCTGCCAGTTGCGACGCTCGTCATCATTCTTACAAGCAAGGAAACCATTATCAATGAATTCCTGCAGTCGCTTGGTAGTTACAACTTTCTGTCTTTCTCCAACAACAAACACATCATCCTTGGACATGATGTTTGGAATGCCATCACCAGAGTCACCCTTGACAATATGCTCGATCTTGTACTCAATGATTTCTCGTTGAGTTGCCGTAACATACTTCTTTTGCATGGGTGACCACTGCTTTACGTTTGGATACAACTGCAGTTGTTTGAAGTCTTTGTCAGAAGATAAGATAAGGATCTTTTGTGATTCCTCGACCAAACCTTCTTGAACAAGTTCGTTCTCTTGAGCATACTTCGTCAGTGCTGCAATGATGTCATCTGCTTCGCATCGTTCAATGTGCATTACCTTATATGGAAAATGCTTGGCTAAGTCTTGACGCATTTCGGACAGCGTATCAAAGATAAGTCCCCAGTCAAGATCTGATGCTTCACGTGCTTTCTTACGACCTGCTTTGTAGTTAGGAAAGAAGTCACGACGCCAGTATTTACGTCCATCGCAACAGATTACAATGTCTCCGTATTCCTTGCCATATTTCTTTTTGAAGGACTTAATGGTAGAGAGAGTTACATGGCGAATCAAGTTCTTCACCTCAGCCTCATTACCCTTTAGCTCTCGTTGGAAAGTTAAAATGGCTGAAAGTGCAACCTGTGAGTAGTCTACTAGAATCATATTTTTCCACCAAAGTAAGGGATTATAATTTCCAATGATGGAATAAGTTTAAACAAAGAGTTATCCAAATCTTCTGGATGTAGATACTGCCCTTCTTCAAGATGCAAGCGAACCTCTTCTTTAAGATACTTCAAATGATCTTCCAAGATAGATACAGCAATACCATCAGCAACTTCATAAGGTATAGTTAAACCACGCATCAAAATGCTCCCAGTAAAATTGTTTCTTCATTTATGCGTCCATTGGGAACAGCAGGTTTCGTAGTCAAAGTCTTCATCTTGGCAGTCAGTGCACGCTTACCCAGCGACAACCCTTTGAAGAATTCTTCTGGCTTGCGTAGCGTAAATGCTTTCGACTCTTTGATGTCAAAGCCAATGATCGTAGTTCCCTTCACAGCAAGGGTAGTTCCTTCTGCACGGTATACACCCACACGACGATACTTCGTATTGTAGAACCATACTTCGCTGGAACCAATAATGTTCGCTGGGTTGACAGACTTTAGACTCAACTCAGCAAATTCTCGTAGGTACTTCATACGAGCAACTTGTTTGGCAGCAGGGACTTCCTTACGTTTACGTGGAGCACGATTTGCTTTGGCAGTCTGAACCATCTGATTGCAGTCAGCAATGATACCATCAACGAATTCAGCAAATCTCTTGAGTTCTCGTTTGGTAAAGTTGGAGTAACCTTCAACAAGTTGTTCGTCATCACCAGCAAGTGCTTCATGCAATTCATTGGATGTTGCAACAAACAGATCACCAACACGTTTAGCGATTGGACCAGCCACTTGATTGGCCATTAGGTAGTTCTTGGCAGAGAATTCGCCCTTACAACCAGCAAGAACAAAGTCATCGATTGCACCTTCGATTTCTCCAGCGACATCA